ACATTTTTTGCAGTTAATGCCTGATACTTATCTAACTGTGTTTTATCTGGTTCAATTATAGTAAGAAAACTATCAGAATGCACCATCATTTCACGTTGTGTTGTAAACGATGGCCATGATTCTAAGAATTCTCCTTTCAATTCAAAAGGATCAATAAGTTTACAATCTGGTTCTCCTAAATCTGTGCTTACCTCTTCTATCCTTGACACCAGAACAAGATTGTTCTTGAATAATATAATTTTTATCATAAGGAAAGACTTCTTGATTTTAAGTTTACCACAACTGTTCGTACTTTGTCAATATAACCTTGATTTCTCAATTCTTTGAATACCATATTCTCAAATCCATACTCTCCATACTTCTGTAATGATGTTCCTCTAGAACTCCTCAATTTTTTTATGAGTTCCTTGAGACCATTAGCATCTTCATTTTTGATAAGATTATCTATTTGATTTTTAAAAGCATTTACTTTTTTTTCTATCTCTCTTTCGTCCACATCTCCATCTACCATCTCAGGTTCTTGAACCCATGACCCTTTCATAATACTGTACACACCTTGACTTTTCTTTCTTGTGATGCCTGGTTTTTCGATGTATGGTTCTGCTTTTACACCATAAATTGTAACATTATGTGTTAATTCCCATAATGTTTTTTTGTCCATGAAAAATTGGTCAAGCAAATCAGGATTACAATCTGGAATATATTTTGGATTGACCACTAAATGCACATCCAAATCTGAGTATGACGTATAATTATACCCCGCATTACCACCCAATAACAATATATCTGTTATTGCTTTTTCATCTAAATCAACATAAGCAGCAAATGCTTTAGCAAAATTCATCAATGCCTGTCTAACCTCAGGCTTGAGAGAATCCCCAATCCAGAAAACTGGATTGAGGATTTCAGTAAATCTAAGAGTAATACTCTCTCTTAGATCTCTAGGTTTTATGTGTCTAAGAACTCTTGAATACAACGAACTATCACCAAGTCTACATTATATTTAGATCCAATCTTTTCGTTGCTGTGCATCAGGAATAATTTTTTCAATGTCAATCAATAAGAGTCCATCCTCAAACTTTACATTCTTAACTTCAAGTTCATCTGGTAATGACCATTGACGTGTGAATGCACGTTGTGCCAATCCCTTATGAACGTAATCTTTTTCTACACTACTACCTTTCTTACCCTCAATAACAAGTCTTCCTTCTTGAGTGTATACTTTCAAGTCTTCCTTCTTGAATCCTGCAAGTGCAACCTCAACCCTATACTCATGATTAGAAACCTTTATTGTATTATAGGGTGGGTAATTATTTGTACTTGCAAAATGTTGATCAAAGGTTGTGAACCAATCATCAAACCCGATCATATTTCTTCTTATCTTTGACAGATAATCCTGTGTTTCAGGCACAGTCAAAGTAATACTGTTTGCATCATTAAACATAGTGACCTCCTTGAGCGTCTATTTGTAATGTCCCCGTAGGCAACAATAGTAATTATAATACATAACGATAATGTTACAATGAGGTTTACCGTAATTTTCTTAGTAAATTTTTTCTTTCTTGATGTCTTGGTGTATTTAAGTCCATGTTACTCTGCATCTCTACGTGCAATTCTCGTAAGTAATTCATGGTGTCTTCTAAATTAGAAAATTCCAAGTCATCAATACGAGCAAAATAAGGTGATATTGATCTTGTTACTTCAGCGTTGAATACAAATTTTAAAAGTTTTTTTAGTTTCAAATACTCAAGGTTATGACAAGATAAATTTACTTTCATTTGATGTTTTCCTTTGTATGATCTTATGATAGGAGCAAATATACCAAAGTTATTTTCCCATTTTCTTTTTCTATCCTCATACTTGATATATCCATATGCATCAAGATCGATAACATATATTCTATCATTATATACTATGTAATTTTCTGGTGTATAATCCGTCCATGAATAATCAGAGTCTCTTTCTACAAGTTCATCGTAGATAACATTGTAATGATGAATTGATTGAATCATTTGACCTTTTATGTAATCCATGTCAATGACTAAGATATGATCTGAAATCTCATATGTAAAATCTGGCACAACTATGTTGTGAAATTTTTCTGTTTTTAATCTATCAAGATTCTTTACAACTTTCTCTAATTGTGAGACAGTGTTAAATACCATCTCTTTTCTAAAAGAAAAAGAACCATATTGCCATACATCATAACGATTACTAGGATCCTTATTTGTTCTTATTTTCAATTTTCTTTCTTCTTACCAATATTGTATTTTGTTTCTAAAGTCCAACTTCCTTTTTCTTTATAACTTATAACTTTTATTTGATTAAGTGGTGCTATCTCACTTATTAGATTTACATCTCTCAAAGAAACTAATCCCCAATCAGAGAGTAATTGAATAATTCTATTTCTTCTTTGAACATCATTGATACTCAGGTTTGCTTTCTTACCATCAAGTGCAAACAATTCCTTAAAGTGAACAATAAAATATTTTCCTTGTTTATGCAATATGTGACATGATTGATATAACTTCTTTTCTTTTCTAGACGCTACACCAATTCTTGTTAAAGTTTCTCTAACTTTCAAGAAGTCATCTGGTTCTCCTAGTGATACCTCCACCATTCTTTCAGGTGACCACAAGTATTCAGGTTCAATCCCATTCATCTCAATCCTCCAGTTTCAAGTTTTCTTCTAATAAATGTAATCTGTTCTTCGGTTAGAAGTGAAAGAACTTGTTTTGCTTTCTCATTACTATATCCATAGTATGATTTAATTATCTCAAGATTCTTTAATTCTTCTTTTTTCAACCAAGGAGAGAATCTTTTCTTAGACCTGAGAGTATTTAGATAAAAATCATATTGTAACTTCTTATCTAGGTTAGGATTTATGTTCATCTCATTAGCATACATGACACAATCAAAATGACCAGACATACATCTATTAATAATGTAAGGTAAATATTTTGATTCTAAAAGATGATCTTCATCAATCAAATTTTTTTTAGTTTGGTTTATGGAGTTCAACCAATCTTTAAGTTCAGTCATTGGCAATAGTATAGGAGGGTGGAATATAATGATCATTCCAATGTCGAATGTTACCACCAACAATAAAACAATTCGTAATTATAAGTTGAAGAAAAATAAAAGTTCTAATAAGAGCAACAAAATCTGCTTCTCTATCATTTTTACCAGATTTATCTCCAAGTGCTTTTGCCCATATTCTCCAAATTTTTCTCATATTATCTTTCTATTATACGTTCCTTCATCTCCGTTGTCCAATTATCATAATAATTTGTTTTCATTAATTCTTTTCTTTTCTCTAATAAGTCTTTTCTGTCTTGGACAATGAGTGCACAAACACCACTGTTTATTTGAACACCATCAACATTTTCAATTGAGTCAGGATGCTCATCATAAAACAATAAATGTCGATACCTCTTATTATATTTCTCCGCAATTTTTTCTAAATCATTACTTGTTGGTAATGCAGTGCCATTGAAGTAATATATTATGACTTCCTCTGTGCCATATGAAAACTTAATTAGATCTTGATCTAACTTATTAAAATTTTCAAATTGTTTAATTTTAACGTGACCCTCTACCCATGCTTTTTTTGCATAGGGACATGGTGGTAAATTGTCAAACGCAGGATTTGGTTTGCTTAAGAAATCAAGTATCCATTTTTTTAATTGGTCGGATGATGATTCTGTTGTTTTCATAATCAGGTAAAAATTCTAAGGGAACATCGTGTGGCCAACATAACTCCTCATAAAGAGTGTTGAGTTGACGCATGTCATCATATAAATCAGGTGGTTCATCCATAGTTATTCAAGATTATAATTCAATAAAACCAATTCTTTTCTGTTTTTTTGTGCCTTAGTATATGTGGCAGTAGATCTCATGGTATATGTATGATCATATTCTACTGCCTTCCAGTCATGAAATCTAAGTTTGTTTAGGTTTGAAGAATTATAACTGACGCACATGTGATGTTTTGCTTCACAACATGCCTTTGAGAAGTTTGTATGATGAAAATACTTGTGCATACCTCCCTTCTTACCATACAAATTTGATCCTATCTCATACGGAGGGTCAAGATAGATGAATGTGTCCTCTCCACCTAACAAAAACTCGTATGATACGTTAGTTATTCTCCAATTTCTTATAATTGCTGAGTATTCTGGCAATCTTTCGATACCTCTCATCGAAAAATTAGAATCACTTGCCTGTTTTGAGAAGGATGATGCCTCTGATAAACCAGAAAAACTACATTTATTGATAATATAGAAAGCAATTGCTCTATTTAAGTTATCTGTTTTTTTATCTGCAACTTTAGTCTTACAATCTTCAAATAATTCTTTCGCTGTGTCTGGATTTGGATGTGTAGTTTTATAATTTTTCAAACTATCAGTCATCTCATCACTATTTGTCTGCAACATTGACCAAAAATTATACAATGGTTCGTATAAATCATTGACCCAAATATCTAAATTAGGAAATTGTTTAGTTACCCACAATGCAACAGAACCACCTCCTAGAAATGGTTCTCTATACTCTTTAAGATTAGTCAAATCTGGGAAGAATTGACTAATTTTTGTGACTGCCCTGCTTTTTCCGCCTGGATACCTTAGTGGAGTTTTTAGACTTTTCTGAGAAATCATAATAACCAAGTTGGGATAATAAAATGTTTAACCACACTATCGCAATAATCAATACAAGTGATTCAAATAAGGGTATTGGTATCAAAATAATCCTCCAATGTAATTTGAGGTTGCCATGATAACAAAGTATTTGCTCTGTCTATATTAGCAAGAGTTTCTCTTGCTTCACCTAATCTCTCAGGAATGTTTACAGTATTGTTAGATATAAATGACGCAACTTCATTGACAGAATAATTTACACCAGTGCCAATGTTCACAACTATTCCAGAATAGTTTGTCATCATAGCATTTATGTTTGCTTCTACTACATCATTTACGTGTGTAAAATCTCTACGTTGCTCACCATCACCAACTATGGTCAATGGTTCTCCACGTTTTGCTTGCTCCTCGAACAGTCCTATTACTGGTGCATACTGTCCTTTTAGTGGTTGACGAGGACCGTAAACATTGAAGTATCTCAGTGTTATAGTTCTCAGTCCATGCAATTTGAAATACATCTGACATAAAGATTCAGCTCCTACTTTACTTGCGGAGTAAGGGTTTAGGCAATCAGGTGCCATATCTTCTTGTAAGGGTGGTTTGTTTGTCAAACCATAAGAAGATGATGTGGAAGAATTTATAAATCTACGAGCACCTACTTGCCTTGCACATTCTAACATGTTGTATGTGCCTAGGTAGTTTGTTTCCAAACACTCCCTAGGATTCTCCATAGCAACTTGTATTCTACTATGTGCTGCTAAGTGAAAAACATACTCAACACCGTCAAACAAAGGACGGCAAGAATCGAAGTCTCGTATATCGACAATATGATTTTGAGCGTGATCATCGTACCAATTAAAAGAATCGTTTGATTCAGCAGACTCATTATCTATAACAACAACCTCATGGTTGTTCTGTAATAATTTGCCTACTATGTGGGAACCAATAAATCCTGCTCCACCTGTTACTAAACATTTCATTTGAATTCGCAATTACACATAATTTCTGTAAGAGCTGCCAATAAATTTATTTCTTGATCAGCAGCAAAAGCAGATTGATATTGATATTTTGCAATAATCAATACTGCCTCTGGTATAGATTTAGGTTTCATGTATTCATATACTGAATCGTAAATCTTTCTTAGTATAACATTAGTATCGTTATCTAGGTTCTGAACTATCCATTTCCTGACATTTGGAAACTCTTTTGCTTTTAGATAATCTGTAAGTTCTTTTATGTTTACATTGTCTAAATTAGCAAGTATACCAACATCTATTTCTCCTCCCACAGAATATCTTTGACACTCATTCAAAACTCTTCTCCAATCAGGAAAATATTTACTTATAAGTTCTGCTATAACCTTTTTATCACCTTTTACATTCTCTGCTAAAAGGATATCATTTATTCTTTTAAAAAATTGTGCTGCGATTGATGGTTTATCATGTCTACCAATACTAAAGTCAATAACAGAACACCTGCTATGGAGAGGTTCGATGATTTTGTTCTTATAGTTGCAGGTGAAGATAAATCTACAGTTTTTATAGAACGCTTCAATGTTTGCTCTAAGAAGGAGCTGTACGTCAGAAGTTGTGTTGTCCGCTTCGTCAATAATGATGACTTTATGTTTTGATTCGCTCGTGAGGGAGACTGTTGATGCGAAGTTTTTTGCTTGGTTACGAACCGTATCCAAGAACCTACCTTCATCAGAACCATTGATAACATAAAAATCAGTTTTTAATTGTGTGCACAGTGCCTTTGCAACTGTAGTCTTACCAATGCCAGGTGGACCTGACAATAAAAGATTAGGAATCTCGCCAGTATTTAGAAAATTTTTGAACGTATTTTTGATACGATCAGGAAGAATACAATCGTCAATAATTTTGGGTCTGTATTTTTCAACCCATATAAAATCACTCATGATCTAATTTTTTTATCTGGAAAAGATTTGATTTTTGGTATTTTTTTATCTTCTTATATTTTTTCATCACATCTGCGAGCACATCCTTATTGATACGTACTTTAGGTTTCTTTTCTTCATCCATATGTTGAGTCTGGTTCTAATGCAATAAAGTATGTAAGTTTATAATCTGGATTATAAAACTTTGCTAAATTTTTCTTACTAATAGAAACCTTATAACTACCAGAAACTAATTTTATATTTTCAATTTTGAAATTGAATGAGAAATTTTTATCAGTTTGACTGACAACAATAGCAAATTCATTAGAAGTATCATTCTTGCGATCATTAACAACTAACTTAGTAACACCCTCTGATCCAACAACTGATAAATCAGGTAAACCAAGAACCGAGGCGGACTTCATAATTTTTGTCAATTGTTCTTCATTCAAATTGAATGTAACCTCTTCACTAGGAAGAGTCATTTCTTTTTCTGGTGGTGCAATGATTACACTAGGATCAGAAAAGAAGTACTTAGACCTTTGATGTGTCCCTGATTTTATATGTGCAAAATTAGGATTAGATGATACATCTATATCAGCGTCTTTGTATAAAGATAATGTATTTAAGAATTGCGGTAAATCATATATTGCAAAATCTTTAGGAATGAACTCTTCAATTTCTGTTTCTGCTAATACATTTTTCATAACAGAAATTGTGCGTAACTTTCTGCCTTCTCTAAAAGACAGTGATTGATTGATGGTCGTAAAGTTTTGAAGAATTTTGAGAGTTTTGTCAGATAATTTCATAGCAGGTCGCAGTTTCATTGTAAAGTTACTTGTCATAATCTACAGTAAATGCAGATGGTTGATTATTATTGATAGTATTTGCTTTTTCTTGTTTATCATTAAAATGAAGCAAGAGCACAGCATAATGGATTATCTTGATGATATCCTTTCGTGCTGTGCCCTTTCTGTCATATCTTGAGGCATACTTCAGTATGTTACTTCTACAGAATGCTTCGGCATCTCCAACAGAGTCTATGAGATCTAGAGTTTGAACTCCTCCACTGCTGTAATGCCCTCTGTAAGTATTGCTTATATATTCAGAGATTTCATCTAAAATCTCTTTTTCACGGTACTTCATACATGTAGGTTAGATCAATATTAGTATAGCATACTAACCAATGCTTTGCAATGTTGCAAGAATCATAGATGTGATGAACCAATATGGAACATATTTAAATGGAAAAGGTTTCATATCAAACCTGCCATGCCTGCTGCTGTTCCTATAACAACAAAAAATCCAAACTCCATCAATGGGTAGTATGGACTATAAAATAATTTTTTCATGCTTTTTAGATTGAGGGATAAAAGTATAAAGACCTAAAATGTTATGCGTATGCTATCGAACCAATATTGGTGAAGATGTACGCTGCGATAAGAGTTGTGAATACTAGATGTTGCATTTTAAATTCCTTGGTAAACTGGTGACATTACTCCTCCACCCTCGTCATCATCGTCATCATCAGATTTATCTAAAAATAATTCGATGAAGACTAGTATTCCTATGGGGTAAAAACACCATAGGATTGCTAGTGATGGAGTTATTTCAAACCCGTTCATACGAAACCAGGTATGATTTGTCCTGTAGTAAAGTAAGCACCTAGTGCTGCAATGATGCCGAGCATGGCGAATCTGCCATTTAATTTCTCAGCAACTACTTTTTGTCTTTCGACTTCTTTTGCGTTTGATGGATACATTTTATACTATGCCTGGAATGAGTTGACCTGTTGTGAGGTAGGTTCCACATAGGATCATAAATCCTAACATTGCTGGTCTACCAATTGCTTTTTCAAAAATATCGTTGTTGTTCATTAGAAAATGCCTGGTATGATTTGTCCTGTTGTTGCGTATGCACCGATTGCTGCTACAACGCCTAGCATTGCCATCCAACCATTAAATTTTTCTGCTTCTGGAGTCATGTTCTTAGATTTGTAATAGGGGTAGAATTGTAAGAGACCTTAGTCTTAGAGGATACCTGGTATAATTTGACCAGTTGTTACATATGCACCTAGTAGTGCAACAAAACCAATCATTGCCCAACGTCCATTTACTTTCTCAGCGTTTTGAGGGTATCCTGCGTATGAGACTGACTCGTCAATATAAGGACGAGTCTCTGTTGGGAACATGTTTTGTCTTCCACCTGACTCAGTGGTTGTGTACTTTTGAGTTTTTGAGGAAGTCATGTAATACTTTGTAAATTTATGTAACAATATTATATAGGAAATATTAAGACTATGTAATAGTAAAAATACCTAGATAACCGTACAAACAATAAAAATACTAATAAGGTGTATAAGTATAGATTATCTTTCATAAAAAAAACCCCTTACATTGTAAGGGGTTGATCCATCTCGAACTCAGATGTATTTAGAATAGGAACTTGACTCCTAATTTTCCACCCCAGTTAACAACATCGTCACCTGTTGCGTCTTCACTTGTTTGACCTGAGAGTTCAGCATAAAGTGCAGTGTCTTCATCAAGTGCATAGGTTCCGCCAACCTTACCAGAAAGTTCTGTTTCTGTCTTATCAGTTGTTTCACTGTGATTGATTGAAGGACCACCTTGTACGTAATATCCTAACTTTTCATTATAAGCACCTTCGTACCCGAAATGCACATCAGTCGTGGCATTTGTGTAATCTCCGTCAGGATATGAAAGATTAGATTCAATATTCACGTAAGGACCAGCAAAAGCTGCACCAGCGAATAGGAATGGAGATGCTGCTACTGCAGCGATTGTTGATTTAATTGACATGTTTTTAATTTTATCTCGCATGGGCATAAAAAAACCCTTGCGGATGATAGAACTTCCGACATGAAGTTCTTTGCATTACGCAGGGGTACGATCTTTCGATTCCTTTGTATCAGTATTTATTATACAATAAAATTATGTGTTTGTCAAACTTTTTTTTATACGTGAGAATCCTTTGACCTTTTCAAACTCTAAACAATTATTAAACTTATCATACAATTCGTTCTTATGACTAATAATAAAGACGTTAGCATCTTTTATAACAAACCTTACAATTTTTAAAAACTCATCCGTACCAAACCCGTCAAGTGAGGAATCAAACACTTCATCCATAATTAATAAATTAGTAGCAACGCTGTTCTTGAGTCTAGCAACTTCTCTCCAAGTAAATAGTAATGATAAATCTATTCTCATTTTCTCTCCTTCTGAGAAAGATGCGTAAGAAAATTTTTCATGCACTGGAGTTTGAATATTTTCGTTGAACTCCTCATCTAATGTAAAATTGATAAAGAAATCCATACGTTGCAAGTAATTATTTACTTGTTGATTTATTAGAGGTAAGTACTTCCTTATAATACCAGACTTGACTCCATCGTCTTTCAGAAGGATATTGGATTGTTGGAAGTATTCAAACTCATCTTTTAGTTTTCCAAGATCCTCTAGGATCTTCTTGAGGTTATCTTTGTATTCAGTTAGTTTTACATTTTCAACAGTTCTGTTCTCAAGCTTATCGGTAATGTCCTGAATTTCTGATTCCAAATCCTTTCGGAGTTTATTTGAGTTAGAGATACGAACATTAAGTTGAGAAATTTCATTCTGCAGGGTGGTAATCTCCTTCTGAAGTTTGAAAAACTTACGTTCTCTTTCCTCTTCCTTAGTAATTGCCTGCTCTATCTCAGACAAATTAGTTTCGTACTTGGAAATAACTTCTTGGAGGTGGTCAATTTTATTTACACGAAATGTCTCTTCTATATTTTGGGTACAGGTAGGACAAACCGTATTCTTATCAAAGAAATTTGACTCTGTGACTGAGGTTTGATACTTAGTCTGGAGTTTAGTTCTAAATGTATTAAGTTGTTTAATGGTAGCGGTTGATGCAGTATAGATTTTTATTTCTTCTGATTTGTTATTAGTTTGTAACAATAATTTTTCAATCTTCTTTTGATACTCATCAGTTTCTTCATCACATACAACTATCTTATGTTGCTTGTCTCTAATATCATCTTCACCATCTTCTTCTATCTGTTTGATAAATCTCTTTTGCATTACAATTTTATCACTGATAGATTCTTTCTTCAACTCTAACACCCTCAGATTGTCCTTGGACAACTTTATTTTCTCCTTAAGGATATCAGACATCGTTGAAAAAACTTTGATGTCTAAAAGATCTTCTATAACTTCCCTACGATGTGGAGCAGATAATTGCATGAAAGGAACAAAAGAGGCAGACCCCAAAATAACAATTTGCGTAAAGGACTTATAGTTGAGTTTGAGTATCTGAGATTCCAAAGTTCTTTGTTGATCATTTGCAGAGCAATCCTCATTAAGTTTTTTTCCGTCTTTATATATCTCAAAAAAATTTGGTTTGATTCCACGTGATACTTTATATTCTGTTTTGTTTATTGAAAATTCTATCTCTACCTCACAGTCTCTTTCATTGATAGAATTTACTAGTTGACCTTTATTAATTTTTCTAAAAGGTTTACCAAATAAAGAAAACGTCAGTGCATCTAATATAGTGCTTTTACCAGCACCATTTTGACCTACTATAAGTGTATCATTATCTCTATCAAGTTGTATCTCTGTATAATAGTTTCCAGATGATAGAAAATTTTTATACTTTATTTTATGAAAATTAATCATCTTTTGGTAAAGGAGGTATTACAATGTCATCGGTTCTAATAATAGTATACTTGGTTCCTGTTTTTTCGCAAGCTCCAATCGCTAATCTATCTTTTACATGAATTACCTCCATGGGAGGATCACCTTGCTGTTCCAGTAACATTGCATATCTAGTGGCATCATCTTTTTGTTCAAATAAAAAAACAACCTTTTCACCAAACTCATTCATCACTGCATAAGCACCATCATCTCTCATCCCTTTTATTGTAATAATGTACATCATAATTCACAAGCAGTTTGGTAAATTTCTTTCATCAAACCTTTGATTTTGTTTTTATTCAAATTAGTTTCAAGGTCATCAATATAACTATCTAATAAAGTTATTGTGTCCTCCGTTTGATTATATATTTCCCCATCAAAAACTAAATGATCAGTTCTTTCTATAATTTTTATATCATGAGGATTTGCTTTGACTAGAGAATCCATAAACCTGTCGTATTCCTTTTCATCACTTTTTTGTCTAACTACGACTTTTACTATCTTATTAGTGTAGTCTGAAAATTTGGTTAACTGTCTAGGTGTATCATCATAATTTATTACTGTGTATAATTGATTGGGGTTGTTTATAGTTTTGAGTTCTAATGTTTGAGTATCCCATATATGAAACCCTCTCTTATCATTTACGTCACTCCAAAACATTTCATATGGATTTCCCAAATAATAAATTTTTCCATTACTAGATCTAGTGTGATAGTGTCCAGAAAATACTTGTGTAAATTTATCATAACTATCCAAATCAGCACCATGTTCCATAGTGTGACCGTGAGTAGCAATAAAACCATTCAATTCTAAGTGACCCATTGCTACCTTACATTTAGAATTTTTTATTTTCTCATAAGTCTTATCCGAGTTTTCCTGATTAATCCATGGTATGAATAGAATAGGTTGTCCACCTACATCTAATTCCGTAGTCTCAGAAAACAAGAGAATATTATTATACTCTCGTAATAATAAGTCATTGGTATTAATCTCATTTGTATTTTTGTAGTAGGCAGTATGGTTTCCCACAATACTGATAAGACGAATACCAAGACTCGATAACCTATCAAAATAATGTCTCTTCGCCCAGTCCAGAGAAAAGAGATCAACTCCCTTGCGGTTATCAAAAGTGTCTCCAAGGTCGAGTACAATTTTGATCCCCAACTCCTCAATCTTTGGAAAAAAAATTTCATCGTAAAATTTTTGAAAATAATCAAGGTATAATTTAGATCCTTTTTTGAAACCAAAATGTTGATCAGTTATGATAGCAACTTTCATCTGTTATTAGATCTGTATTGTATTGCATCTTTAATAGAGTTGAATTCAGATGATTTTCCTGCTTCATCTGCAGTAAAAACCTCTTCATATCCAGATCTTTCTATAATTTTTTGTCTTATTTCTAATTGTTTTTTCTCCTTCTGTATCCTTCGTAAGAAGGCGTAATGTATAATTTGTGTAAAATATGCAAAAGGATTTTTTGATTTTTCAGGATTGAAATTGTTTATGTACTGTACACAATTTTCTATACCATCACATATCATATCATCCTTAAACATGTAATTTACAAAATTTGGTTTGTATGATAAATGTGTAGCAATCTTCAAAAAACATTCTCCTAGGTAGTTTGTTATCCTAGGTTTAGGATCTCCTGCTTGCTCTGCTTGTGCGATAGATTGTTTATAAGCAACAATAGCAGCAAGAAACTCCTTGTTATTCACATAGTGTTCGGATCTTTTACGTACCATTATGTCTTCAATTCATTAAATTTATTATAGCACAACTTGACAATCACTGCAAATATATGTAGAATCACTATGTTGCCGTTCAACGGGACTAGCTATAGGTCTTTCTTAGGTTCTTTAGAGGCATCATCACCTCTATATAATTTTTCTATAATATTTCTAGATTTTTCTACAGAATTTATATAACCCATATCACGATTTAGATCTGGATGAGTTCTTTTGAATCCACTTGATATTATTTGTTGATAGGTATCAAGAACTAACTCATCTTTTATCTCTGATAATGTAATAACTTTATCAAGATTGAGTATAAAACATTCTTCATCACTTAGTTTCATCCATGGTTCAAATTTATATCCCATTGGTATTTGAGCACCAGGCGAGCGAACCTCATGGCACACAACAGGATTATCAATTATTATCTTTTGATTATCTGATGAATCTATTACAACTTTTGATAAAATTTCCTCTCCGCTTACCAATTTAATACACGCAAGAAATTCATCATACGGTTCAGATTTTGATTTGGATGATGTCATAATTAAATTTTTCCTCGTTGTAGTATTTGATGCGTTCAATGAGATGATTCAAAGTATAATTTTGTTTTGAACCTTTCTTAGTGTCATCAGCTATATCATAGAGAGTTGCTTTAGATTTTCCTTCACCTTTTCTTAGAACTCTACCAATTGATTGAAGGTTTCTAATTCTAGATTTACTGGGACTGGCAAAAATAATGTTGTGCAATCTTTTAATGTTGATGCCAGTGCTGAAAGTACCGTAAGACGCAACAATGATTGCATTGTTTTCCCTCTCAGTAATCGTACGCACTTGTTCACGTTCTTCAACATCCACGCCACCGTGAATGAAAAAAACTTTACGTTCATTTATATTTATTATATCAAATAATATCTGACCATGGGTTTCCACCCTACTGTATAGTATTAATGTGTTACCTTTTAGGTCTAGTGCAAGGTTTTTTATGAAATTATTTCTTTTATTATGAGTTATAATATATTGAACCTCTTCTTCATATGTCTCAAATTTTGTAGGTTCGTGTTTCAATAAAAGTATTTTTATGTTCAACCTTGCTAGATACCCTGCATCTTGAAGATCTTTTGTATTGACAATTTTATATGAAGGACCGAACAAACCTTCTAATACCCATTTGTGTGTTTGAGTGCCATCAAGTGTTCCTGTAAAACCATATCTAAACTTAGCATCATCTAGTTTAGTCATAATACTAACTAATGATTTGGATTTAAATTGATGTGCTTCGTCACCTATCACTACACTGAATTGTCTAAACCACTTCCTATCTTGTTTATAAATTGATTGCCAAGTTGATATAATGACAGGACAATCACTCAACATATCTTTTCCTGCGTATATTCTATGAGCGATCTCACTGATATCCCATCCATAGTCCACAAAATCTTTATACATTTGTTCAACTAATGAAGTAGTTGGAACAACTATTAATATTTTTCTTCCTTGTTCTTGATGATATCTTGTAATGGCATATATCATTAACGATTTACCACTTCCAGTTGGAGATATTATGAGTCTCCTGTTGCGTCTCAGAGCATCGTAGATGCCTTCTATTTGATATGATCTAGGTTTATACTTAGAAATTGATGTTACATAATCTTTTACACCCTCCTCAGACACCCTTTCGTTTTCCTCATAAGGTAATCCAAAATATTTTGTATCTAAAAATTCAAATTTATAATTATAAGTTTTGCAGAATGAAGTTATTTTATCAAGCAACCCAACGTATATCTCATTTTTTTGTAAATTATATAATCTTATCTTACCGTCCCAATATTTATTTCTATACTGTGGCATAAATTTTGCATCAGGCACATCAAAAGTAAACTCATCTTGTAATTCGTGTCTAATATGAGGGTCACAATCTATTTGAAGATATACTTCGTTCTTCTTTTTTATAATAAGATCAGCCATATCCTGAAGAGAACCTACGCCACTCAATAGCATTCTTTATCTGATAGGTTCTATTAGAAACTTGTCTTAGTATCTCTTCAAGATACTTGAGCATAGCATCGTAGTACTCCAACTTGAGTTTAGTTTTACTCAATTTTTCATCAGAGTCAAGATACAACTTCAAGTCATCCTTGTCTCTAATTTTATATGGAAACGGTTCCTCTGCATATATGTCTGCAGTAGCCTTTCCAGTGTAATACTTTCTACGATCTAATAGAATAGAAGAATACTGTTGCTCATCACGTTTCCGCATAAGCAGTATCGTATTATATAGGTCGTAATATTTGGCGTGTAATTGTGGTATACGCAAAGATTCGTTGTCAAGTTCATCTTGATTCATAACAGAATCCTTACTCCACATTTCCTGTATTGCCTCTACACTACAGGGATTAGACGACTTCTTTTCCATTAACATCAATCACATCAAACATAGTATACTTGAAAGTAGCGGTTGCTGTAAAATATTCTTGCTCTTCTGCTTTAGCGTTGAATGGAATGCCACTCAATTCAATTGGGAATAAATCTCTAAACTTTACTTTTACAGAAGGATTGAGATTATTATTCAGTAACATGAGAGTAGCATCAGATCTTTCATTAAAATTATCGCCAGGACTTCTGGCAGGTAACAATGAATTTTCATCTTGCAATCCTGCATACTGACTTAGAGATTCTGGAAACCCAAGATTTGTAATCCATTTATACAATTCAAGATAATTCTCCATATTTTCATCAACCATAAAAGATATTTGAAAATCTTGAAATTGTATTTTATCACCAGGTACAGGTATGTTTCTTAGATAAGATGATTGTTCTGCTACACCTAATGTTATAGTTGGTATATTTGCTGCATTACAATAAAAATCTACCTTTGGACAACGTTCCAAAAGAAACTTAAATCCAATAGTAGAAAGAAAATTTCTATCAGTAACCTGTTTCCATACACTTGGATGGATACTTTTTCTAGTTGGCATTACATGGACTTTTTAGTTATTTATTGCCAAAACTCATCGAGAGTATCAAATGCTTTGTTCAAATATTTCTTAGCACCAACACACTCCCACTCTCCCATTTCTCCAATTTCGCATTTGTAATCAAGTTCTCTTTTCAATTGAAAGAGTTTGTTTGTCATGTCAACTTTAGAAAGTCTACCATTCATTTTCTTAGCGTTTGAACATAGTCCAAGACCTGTTGCCTAACATTCATAAGTTCGTTGTAACACTTTTGATTATGTGCACAACTTCTCAAGGCATGGTCTGGTTTGTGTACACTTTCTATGTATAAATCCAGTGCACGATTGAACTTTTGTGTTTCAGTTTCCTGATCTAGGATAGCGTTTTGATCTTTCATGTTTACAATTTAGCATAAAAAAAGACCCCTTGCAAGGGGTCTTTGTAAGTATGTAAGTAAATTACATAAGGTTTTGAACTTTAACCCTTCTGTAGTATCTGTTGCTGTTAGCAGTGATACGTCCGAGTCCTTGAGTTGTACCTTCAGCAAATGGGTTGGAAACCATACCATATCTGGTCTTGAATCCAATTTTTGGCTGGAAGGTGTCTTGTCCCACTGCTCTTACCATCTGTAGTGGTACATATGGGCAGTAGAAGATACCTGCGTCATAAGGAGATGAACCCTTATAACCCATAACGTAGTACTGGTTAGCGTCTAGGTTAGCAGCGAATGGATCGATGTATACCTTGTAACGTCCGTTAAGTGTACCAGCGAATGTATTACCTGTGTCATCAACATTCAAGTTGCTGTTGAGTGCAGGTGTGTAATCTAGTTGTCCAGCAGCAGTAAGTGCGGAAGCAACGTCAGCAGAGCAAAGGATAATGTTGCCCTTTCCTCGACGAGTTCTTTGTGCGATAGCGTTAGCATCTCTTTCTAGCTGGAAGATCATACCTTTGAACTTCTCAACCATCCAACGACCATTACTGTCAGTGTCTAAGTCAAACGCACCTGTTGTAGCAGTGTTTGTTTGAGCACCTGGTTCAGCAACTTTGTAGATTGTTCTAACAATTTCTCTATTGATCTCAGCAAGGATTTCAGTAGAAAGAATGTTTGCTAACTCAGCTTCTGCGTCTAGACCATGAATTGCTTTCAAGTCTTGAGCAAGTTCTAGTGAGTACTCTGCTTTCAACGCACGAGATTTGGCAGTAACCGAGACCTTCTCGATACTGAATGCCATCTCACGGAAGTCGTTAGTAGAAGTATTATCTCCTAACTTTTCAAGGTCTTGTGTTTTGAAACCTTGTCCTAGTGAGAATGCGTTGTCAGAACCACCGTTCAAGATTGATGGGTTAGTACCACCTTGAGCAGTTGTACCAAAACCAACGTCTGTGCCACCGTCAGTAGCTCCTGTGTAATCACCCTGATCAAGTGATGCAGCAGAGTTCTGAGCAGAGAACGCTGAATTTGGTTCGTTGAATAATGCTTCTGTTCCGTTCTGATTGTCGAAGCGTGATCTCATTGCGAAGATCAATCCTGTAGGTCCGTTCATTGGTTGAACACCTGCAAGATCGTATGCCACCAAGTTAGGCATTGCTCTTCTAATCAATGAGATTAGAACTGGGTCGAAACCAGCAACAGGACCACCAACTGCAGCAGAACCAGAGAAACCTGGATTACCTGTGCCTGATGGGTCTGTGTTTACTGTAGGAGGTGCTTCTGATAAGAATGCTCTCTCCTCTCTTAAAAATCTTTCTTGGTTTTCTAGAAGTTGTGCGGTAACCGCTTTCCTATGGTTGTCCTTGATATTATCAAGTCCTTCTGCCTCTAGGAGGGGTTGCCACTTCTTCTGGAGTTGTCCAGAGTTAAACATTTGGCGTTTCCTTTATAGGGTGTAAGGTTGAATTTAATTTATTGGAACTTATGAAGTGCCTGAAGATATCGATCCATTGCTGGACTGACTTCCTCGTTTATAGAAGTCTCCTCAGTGACTTCTTGGGACTCAGATACAGGTTTCTTAGCGAAGTAAGACTCCCTGAGAGTATTGAGTTTTTCCCTGTATTGTTCTTCACTCTCAAACTCAACACCTTTAGCAAGTTCGGCAAGCTTTTCTTTTTGAGATAATGCTAGACCTGCACTCGCTTCATCAAGGATGTTGTCTGATACAGATACTGATAGTCTTTTAGTCAATGCGACATTGCTATCAATCTGCTCATTTAGTTTATTCTCCATTTCATCTAGTTTAGTGACCATCGCCTCTAAAACATCATATTTTTCTTCAGGGATTTGTACATAATGTTCTTCAAAGAGACCTTTTAGGCCAGTCATGAAGGATTCAGAGAGTTCCCCTCTGATTCCCGACTCTACCTGAAGAGCATTCTCTTCTATCCACTCTGTTGCAACATAGTAGAGGTAGTCGTCTACTCGCTCTTGAAGCATAGTTCTAAACTCAGTGACTTCTTCGTCAAGTCTTTGTGAGTATTCTGCCTCAAGGGATTCTTTTACGCTAACAATCTTTGACTTTACAGTCGCTTCAAAGATTGTACGTGCTTTTTCTTGGAATGTTTCAGATAGTTCTTCGCCTTCAAATAATGCTTTCACATCATCAGTAAGGTCGATATCAATTTCTTGAACCTCTGATACTGTTTCTTCCTCGGTTGATGCCTCTACTTCTTCATTGGCACCTCTACCATATCCAGATGATTTCATACCATCTTTTTGGTTACCGAGAGGACCGTCTTGGTGAACCGCACCCGCAGCTCCTTTAAAATGAGCATCACCCGTTTGGGCAAACTTTGCAGCTGGCGTTTTCAGTTTGTTACTGTTATCGTCAGGTTTACTATTTTGCGGTGTAGGACCTCCTAAGTCTTCTACTCCCGTTCCCCCTGCATCGGGTACATAATTTGGAGTGGTTGGCATGGAGTCTGCTTTAGCAGCACCCTTAGTAACCTGGTTCTCCATCTCATGTAGTTCGCTATTTTGTGCGGTCATTTTTACCAGTCCGTTATTCCTTAGAATTTCTTTTATTATTTATAGAATTATAGATCCTGCAAGAACTTAGAGAATAAAGCAAGCTTACGTTCCTCTAATTTTCTCTGATCTACCATCGTATTTATCGTCTTTTTGACTTGCTCTACATGCCTTTCACGCAAAATAGAACCCTCCCATACCCACTCTTTGCCTTCCATGACACCATCTACAAAAGCATCTGGTGCAGAGGGATCCGCCACTATATCAGCAGCAGTCGCTAACATAAAATCCTCTCCAACATAAGATACACCCTCATGTTGTCTGATAGATCCCATGCCTCTAGAAGACACACCTAATTTTACACCCTCACCCAGTAGTGATTGTGCAATTTTTCCCATTGGAGTCGATAGGATTTGTGCCTTACCCATAAAATTGTTACCCTCTCGTGTAAGAGATACAATCTTATGTGACACACGGTCAAGATTTATTTGAGGTCCATCAGGATGACCTAGTTCTCCTAGTGCACGTCCCTTTGATACAAATTCATCTGTATATCTTGTTACCTCTTTCATCATGGTATTGATGGGATAGCAACGTTTGTTGCGATTTACCACCTCTGCCTGTAAAAAAGGTCCTGTAATATAGAGAGTTTTCTTGCCGTCTTTTTCCTCAGTAAGAATATCAACTGATTCAATTTCTTCTGAAATTAATTTCATCCTACTCCTACCTCGTTTAAGTGTAATGTGCATCCTGAGGATGTCTCAGGTGCTAGTCTAAAAATCACCGACTTAGATAAAGTTGCTGTTCCTGTAAAATCTGCTAGTGCAGAAGTATTTGCGTTAACTGTAATGGTTTGTTTAAAATCATTCCATTGTTGTGGATTTGATTTAGCAGTTACCTCTACATGTGCAATGGTGTTATTGTAAGCACTAACTGATGAACCAGTCAGCGTAACAAAATCACCCACTTGAATTTTACTATCAGTGTGATCTATGGTAATAACAGCAGACGCTGCTTTACTTATTGCCGACACTGGTGCATTAGCAGGGTGTCCATATCTATAAAGAAAATCATCACCCTTCGCTACATGGAACGATCCAACACCCGCTTGATTTGCTGTATTGCAAACTGCGATGTGTCCTGCTGCCTTATCGTCTGAACAAACAACATACAATATACCAGTTTTTATTATTTGAGAACTGGTAACAGCAGATGTGGCATTTGCACTTGACAATTCACCATAGTCTGTAACTAATGATAATGGTTGTGATGCACTCATTCTTCCGTTTCCGTTGTAGGTTCTTGTTCAAGTTCAGCGTCTACTTCTGGTTGTTCGCCATCACCTACCTCAGGTAAGGGATCGCCCTCTTCTGGTTCATCACCAAAAATTGAGGCAGCAACATCAGGAGTAACTCTATCAACTAAATCTGCAGATTTGGCATACGCTAAAGATTTAATAGCATCTTGTATCTCCGATGCAGGAGCATCCGCTATAATCATATCGACTAATTCTGCTGAATCCATAATCATTAAAAACGCTTGTATTTATTTATATCTTGGCTTTCTTGATGTTTATTTCAGGTGCCTCAGTGCGTCCGCCATTTTTTTCATCATCTAAACTGCCATCTTTAGGTGATTTACCTAAATTGTTTTTACTACTTTTAGTTTTACTACCATTACCATTGCCATTTGTAGGAGGCATCTCCGCATCTATTCCCGCTTGTAACATCATATTTTGTTGCTCTAATGGAAGACCAACACCCATGGCATTTTCCTCTTCCATCTCTTGTGTCATTTCTTCTATCTCCTCATCAGTCTGACGCAACACCTTACGCTTGACATAATCCCTTGAATAGTATGTGCCGATGTAAGGTTCAATGGCAACCATGATATTCAAACGCTCAGTCATTAATTCATGATCCTTAAGTTCTGCAAAATGATTATCATACATATAGTCAAACTGTATATGCTCACGCATTTTAGACCAATCTTCTGGAGTTACAATATTTTTTAGAACTAATTGTGTTTTCAATAAATCTAAGAAAAGACCACTAAATCTTTTTCTCAACCTACCAACAAACTTACTAAACATAAGTTCGTCACGTAATATCTCAGATGACCTACCTAGATTAAAACCACCAGTATCTCCAATACGAGACTCAGGCACATTCAATGCTCGGTATAATTTTTTCTGGAAATACTCGATGTCTGTAAGTTCGCCAAGATTCTGTCCACCTGGCAACGTAGAGATTTCAGTTCCTCTACCGCCTTCTCTTCTTGGTAACCAGAAGTCTTCAAGCATTGACATGAATTTCTTGTCATCTTTTATCTCTCCTGTGTTTGCATCGTACACAAGTTTGTTTCTGTACCTACTCATAACATCACGTAGATACTGTTCTGCTTTTACCTTAGGTAAGTTACCAACATCAATATAAAATATTCTTCTCTCAGGTGCTCTCGATAATCTGTAGATGACAAGAGAATCTTCAATCATTCTTAATTGATTGAGACCTTTGATTGCCTTATGTAAGTATGATAATGTTAGTTTTTTATTTCTATCAACAAGACCAGAGTGCACATGACAAATTGAGTCCTTGGCAATCCTTATGCCTTTACCAGCAACAGATCCATATCTCTGTGCCATTCCTTGCGGGTAATACGTATAAAATTCTATTACCTTAGCATCTTTGTTTATAGTTGTTTCGCCTGCGTACGGTAATACAGGAATACCTTCAGCACCCTTAGCACCTTTTTCATTCTTTGGTTGAACTCTCATTAATTTAATTTTGAGAGCATCTATAAACCTTAATTCTTGAATGCCTTCATCAGGTTTTTGTGTATCAATAACCTTATGATAATATAATCTACCATCTACATACCAGTTACGAAATATCTCATGAGATTTGCTGTCAAAATCAAGCAAATCTTTTACACCCTTAAATTCTTCTCTAACTATTTTTTTGAGATTCTCACTTACA